TTACCCTTGTCCACGAATGATTGAAATGCTTAAAACCCTTTAATTATTTTTACTAACTTTGCTACATGAAGAAGGTTGAGTCTAAATCAATTATAAAGATTAAGGTCAAGCGACCGGGCGTTCATGCAAAGAGTAAAACGTCTAAGCTAAAGTCTTCTAAGAACTACAAAAAGAAAAACAGAGGTCAATGAAAGTACAAGATTATATTACAGCCACACCAAGCACAACATCAAAAGTCTTTGGTACTAATGCTGCTGGAAACACAGTTAACTTCGACGTAACTGCCTTATTGGCTTTAAATCAGACCCCTAGTGTAATCGCGACCAACGCGCTTACGCTCGCAACCCTAACAAACGTAAACACATACTTCACAGGAACAGCTGGCGCATCTTTTGCAATTACTCTTCCTGCATCAAACTCAAATCTTGATGGTGTTAAGTATGTAGTTATGTCAACAGCAACTAGAGCTACAACAACATGGGCATCATCTGGTGCTGCTATTGTTGGCGCTCCTGCTACATTATTGGCAAACACACCGGTATGTCTACAGTATAGCCATGCTAATTCAACTTGGTTTATATCTTTATAATTATGTCAACAATTCCATCGGGACAAAAGTTCCATACAGTAGCATCTAACATCAACACAGTTGAGAGAGGATCAGCATTATCTAATGCAGGTCGTGAGATTTATACAATGCAAGACATCATCGATACAGTCGGCGGCGGTGGAATTCAACCATCACAAACACCACTTGATTGGACAAACGATGAAGCGAATTTTTTGGTAAAGTGTGATGACGGGTTGTATCGAAATGCGAATCCGTCTGAATGGTGGCATTTGATGATGCAAAGTGGATTGTTTTCAACAACACCAAATGTTGTTAGCGATAATTTTGTAACTATTAATATTTCAACCAATGGTGCGTGGGGAAATATACAAGGATGGTCAACGATACCATACTATAAATTGACAAGTTCTTTTGGCACAGAAACATTTGGAGAGGCAATAAGAATGATGAATTTTGGTAATGCTATCGTTACTTTGAAATCAAGTGCAAATTCAAATTTTATTGAAGTTGATAACTATTATATGCAAAGTTGGGTTACAAATAACATAAGCCCTGTTAATCAATACGTGTTAGTTGCACCAAATTTAATTGGTATCCATTCTTTAACTTTAGATTCAGCGTTATATAAAATTGACGCACCCAATCTAAAATATATAGGTACAATTCAAGCGCAAGATTCAAGTAATGAATTAATAATACCAAGTGTTGAGTATAGTAGTTACGTACAATTATTTAATCATATAGCAGATATTGACATAAGTGGTTTAAGATATGTTAGTTCTATAGACATTTACAACCAACAACAAACGTTCTTTGATTTAAGTAATTTAGAAGTCGCAAATAGTGTTTTGTTTGGTTACAATTTCCTTTATGAAATAGACCTAAATAATCTTGTCTATGTACAAAATTTGCAAATTGCTGACAACAACAACCTTGAAACAATTCACTTACAAAATTTAAGGGTTTATCTTGGGGACTTCGTAGATTTACGAGGTAACAACTTAACGCAATCTTGTGTTGACAATATTTTAGTCACGTTTGCACTTATGGATGGTCTATCAGCGCAATATCCACAGGTTTTTGAGAATTCAAATATTCAACTTAACGGCGGTACAAATCAACCGCCAAGTGCAGTCGGTCTTAATGCAATCGCAATATTAAATTCTCGCGGTTGTAGCGTTTCAACAAATTAAAAAAAAAAGAAAAATGATTTTAACTGAACAAGGTTTTTATGTGTGCCACAATGGTGGTTCAATAATTCAGTATTTTGATTTATCAAATGGTGGTAAATTATATAGTGGTTTAGAGTTTGTTGAAAGATACGACACAAAAAATGAGGCAATTGCTAAAGTTAACGAGTTAGCAGATGATGATACGTATTTTGATGAGCATTTTGTTATTAAAGAACCTCGCAGACCTAAATAATGGCTTTTTTAAAATAATTACTACCTTTACAAAAAAAATCTAATCATATGTCAAAAATCAAAAAAGAAGAGCTCGAAGCGTTGGTTAACGCTAATCGAGTTTACAGAGATCTAAAATTTAATCTAGCAGACATCGAGATGAGCGTTCGTCGTTTAGGCGAGCAGAAAGAGCTCACCATGCAGCAACTTGAAATTGCAGCAGCAACGCTCACTCAAGAGCAGCAATCCATCTTTGATAAGTATGGCGATGTCAGTGTAAATCTACAAACAGGTGAGTATAATTAGAAAAATTTCCATTGGTCCTGATTACATGAAGTCTATGCACTACATGGTTGGTCAGACTGTCCTAGATAGAACTTGGGAGATCAACACCATCCGTAAAGAGGATGATGGGTCTATCTGTGTTTGGATTATAAAGGACGGTGAGATTATTAAATGGAAGTCTTTCTCAGCAACAGTTCCTGTAGCTATAGAGTACAAAATAGATTACTAATGAAATCACCATACTGCTTCATCATTAAACCAGTTGGTCTGAGGCGGTACGATAACATAAGGAAGTTCGGAGATACCGACTTCTATATCAGCTCCTCCCAAGAAGACCATAAAACATCTAACCGCTTTGCTGAAGTGATTAGTGTCCCTATTTACTATAACGGCCCGGTTCAACCAGGTGACACTGTTGTGGTTCACCACAATGTGTTCAAGTACTACAACGACATGAAGGGGCGTCAGAAAAGTAGTTGGAACTATATCGTGGACGATTTGTTTTTAGCTGAGCTAGATCAGGTCTATCTTTACAAGAGAGGTGCCGATTGGCAGGCTATTGATCCGTTTATATTCATTAGGCCAATACCAACTGAGGATAAGATAATTAAAACCACAGGGGCTCATGAGTCTCTATGGGGAGAGGTTGTTTATAAAACAAACACCATCCCCAACGTAAACGTTGGCGACACAGTCTCATTCACACCCGACAGCGAATATGAATTTATAATAGATGGAGAGACACTCTATCGAATGTACAACAAGAACATATGTCTAAAAAGGGAGAAATAGTAGAGGCTGCTAAACAGGCTATCGATGAGTTGATCAAGGTACTTAGGTCACCTATTATCACTCATGCTGAGGACGATATATCGGCCGACAAGATGAAGAACGCAGCGTCAGCTAAGCGTTTGGCATTTGAGGATGCTATGTTTATGCTCAACAAGATTGAGGAGGAAGAGAATAAGGCTGCAGAGGGGCCAATAGTAGAAGTGACTCTTGGTAAATCAGGATTCGCGGAAGGTAGGGCACGACATGGAAAATAGACTATACTCCATAGTAACTGACTACGTCCATAAGACTGCTCTTAATACTAAGAACAGCAAGAAGTCATGGGATTATGGGTACAATAAAGAGTATGACTTAATAGTTATATCCAAAGATGGAGCTATTGGTGATATCTATGAGATAAATGGATTGAAGATTGCTTTGCCTCAACAGCCAAAGACTATTGAGAGCAGAGATAACAGATGGCAGCCAGTAGAGTATCCAGCTGAACTACAGAAAATTAAGTCAATATTTGACTGGAACCGTAGAGATAACACGTTCAAGTCTAAGTATGTGGACATGATCGAAGATGAATTTGAGAGACGTGAGCAAGGCTTTTGGTTCATTAACAACGGAAAACCTACATACATCACCGGAACGCACTACATGTATCTTCAATGGACCAAGATTGATATTGGTCTTCCTGACTTCCGTGAGTCCAACCGAATCTTCTACATATTCTGGGAGGCATGTAAGGCTGACAGCAGGGCGTTTGGTATGTGCTACCTAAAGAACCGTCGTTCAGGATTCTCATTCATGTCGTCCGCAGAGGCGTCAAACACAGGTACAATTGTCAGAGACGCTAGGCTTGGTATTCTATCCAAAACAGGATCGGATGCTAAGAAGATGTTTACCGACAAGGTTGTACCTATCGTAAGAAATTACCCATTCTTTTTCAAGCCGATCCAGGACGGTATGGACAATCCGAAGACGGAGTTGGCCTTCCGTGTCCCTGCGAGTAAGATTACTCGTAAGAATATGGATGAGGAGCGCGATGATGATATAGATGGGTTAGATACTACCATTGACTGGAAAAACACAGCAGACAACAGCTATGACGGTGAGAAACTACTTCTGCTTGTACATGACGAGTGCTATGCACCAAATACAAAAATATTAATGTCTGATTTTACCTTTAAAGAGATAAAGGATATAAATATTGGCGACAAGTTAATAGTAGATGGGGGAATTGTAAAAACAGTTGTAAAAAGAACGCAAGGGGTAACAGATAGATATTTGGTCAAACAGCCATATGGAGAGGATTATGTTGTGACAAAAAACCATAGACTTGTACTTAATGAGTATAAAAAAGGTGAGGTTATAATGAATCCAGAAGAGTATATTAATAGCTCTAAATTTAGAAAGAAGCATCTAACTAGAATTGTATCTACTGGTATTAAATCGAAAGATATATTTGACGGCATTCCTCCATTTTTATTAGGTCTTTGGCTTGGTGATGGAAGAAGTAATGCTATGACTATTTTAGTCAATAAATATGAAGAGCCTGAGCTTCTTGACTATTTAGGAAAGCTTTCTACCGTAATGAATATTCGATTTGAACTAATAAAAAGTACTTCTAATAAAATTATTGAATTTAGGTTTAAAGGCATTAATTCTGAATTAAAAAAAATAGGTGTTTATAAAAATAAGCACATACCAATGCAATATATGAAGTCATCTATAGAGACTAGACTTCAGTTATTAGCAGGTATAATAGAAACAGATGGATATTCTGACAAAAATAAAAACATCATATCACTAGGTATGAGTAGGAAAGACCTTATAGAACAAATAAGGTTTTTAGCTCTATCATGCGGACTTAGTTGTAGCAATGTTAAAGAAAAGGATACGAATTTCAATACAAAATCATACAACATAAGTATATCAGGAGATTTATCAATTATACCTTTAATCACAAAAAAGAAATCATTTGAAGGTTATGTGCCTAAAACTAGAGGTAGACGAAATAAAGTATCTGTAGAATATTTAGATAAAGGTGAGTATATTGGCATACAGGTAGATGCAGACAATGACAATGAAAGAAAATTAATATTAGGTGACTTTACCGTCAGTATGAATAGCGGTAAATGGGAAAAGCCAGAGAACATCCTAAATAACTGGCGAGTCACTAAGACTTGTTTGCGTCTTGGTAGCCGTATCATTGGTAAGTGTATGATGGGATCAACATCAAACGCGCTTAGTAAAGGTGGTGAGAACTTCAAGAAGTTGTTTTACGACAGTGATCCAACCAAGCGATCAGCCAATGGTCAAACCAAGTCAGGGCTTTACTCTTTGTTTATTCCAATGGAATGGAACATGGAGGGCTTTATTGACGAGTATGGATGGCCAGTATTTAATGATCCTAAGAAACCTGTTATGGGTATCGATGGTGAGGAGATTACTATGGGTGTTATCACCTATTGGAATAACGAGGTGGCTGCAATGAAGTCAGACTCTGATGCACTCAACGAATACTACCGTCAGTTCCCTAGAACGGAGTCTCATGCGTTTAGAGATGAGAGTAAGTCATCTTTATTTAACTTAACAAAGATATACCAACAGATTGACTACAACGATGCGATGATTAAAGATCGCGTCCTAACAACCGGTTACTTCCATTGGAAGAACGGCGAGAAAGACAGCGAGGTTATTTGGACGCCTGATCCGAAGGGGCGTTTTGTGGTATCATGGATTCCTGACGCTAAGATGCGTAATAATGTCATCAAGAAGGACGGCAAGTTCTATCCAGGCAATAAAGACATCGGTGTGTTTGGTTGTGACCCTTATGACATATCAGGCGTAGTTGGTGGTGGTGGGTCTGCAGGTGCGCTCCACGGTATAACCAACTTTCACATGGAGAACGCGCCAACCAATCACTTCTTTTTAGAGTATATTGCTCGTCCTCAGACTGCTGAGATATTTTTTGAGGATGTCCTTATGGCTTGCTTTTTCTATGGAATGCCTATACTTGTAGAGAATAACAAGCAGCGACTATTGTACCACTTTAAGAACAGAGGGTACCGTCCATTCTCAATGAACAGACCTGACAAGCATACGTCTAAACTATCAAAGACAGAGCTTGAGCTAGGTGGTATTCCTAACTCTAGTGAGGACATAAAGCACGCTCATGCCAATAGCATCAACACTTACATTGAAGAGTACGTAGGAATTGACGCAGAAGGTAATTATCGAGAAAATGACAGTATGGGTGACATGTACTTTACGAGAACATTAAATGACTGGGCCCGATTTGACATTAACAACC